TCAATGACCTTTTGAAAAAAGATCCTTCCATCAACATACCACCTTCTAAAAAGGTCATGTCCTTTTGTATTGAAATTCATTAACTTCAACACTTCTCTAAACTCGTCTTCTATCTTACCTCTAACTTCTTTTCCATAAGGTAAGTCAGTTAAATTCACTCTTACTGCATCTTTCAATTCATTAGCAACAATAGCCTCATTGACAATATCTTCTATCGCCATATCACATTCAGGGTGTAAAGCTATTTCTCTATATCTACGAACTAGGTCCTGCTCTGTCTTCGCAGTACCTTCCATGTCAAGGTATGATCCAAAGTGTCCTCCAGCATTGACCGTTTGTGTACCGTCATCTGCTTGAGCTGTTGTAAACGCTTGTTTTGGATCAGCTTGTTTCTTTAGTTTTGTTATTGAAAAGCCGAATAGTTCTGCCATAATAATCTCCTTGTACTACTACTTATAATGGATTTAAAAGAGGGGCTTAGCGCCCCTCTAGTATATCTAATTATTAAGTTGTAGTATTTGTTTCAAAATACTGGTACGCAAACTCAACAGAAAAAGTTTCAACTTCTCCTTTTTGATCGTAGTCTAAAGCTATTTCAGCTAAAGATATTGGGTACGCACCTCTTAAAGTATAAGACTTAATTGTATTACCGTTTCTATCTAAATGATCAACGAATGCATCAACTTGATAGTCAACAGGATTTGTTAATCCTTCATTGTCAGTCATGTTGTTGATTCCATTTTGCCATCTTTCAAATGCGTTTCTTAATTTGAAATTTGTATCATTTAATACTGTGATAGACCAATTTGGTATTGTTCTATCGCCAGCGATCTTAACAGCTCTTCCTCTAAAATTAACATCAATATTTTCAATTGACATTCCAGGAATAGCAGCTGATCTACATAAAAACGCTAGGTCTTCTATTTCTCCACCAACTTGAGCATAACCAGGGAAAGGCATTGTCACCTTAAACTGATTGGCACGAGCGCCACCGCCTGCAAGTTTAGCTTTGAAGTCATTTATGTTTGCCATTTTTTATTTCTCCTCTACTAATTAACCGCCAGCGACTTCTTCAAAAGCCACGCCAGTTCTTGTTGCGATGAATTGTAATGTAATAAAGTTGATTGATCTTGTTGGTTTAACAAAGATCTCAGCTATAAACTCATTTCTATCAATTACTTCACCTGTGTTGTTAGTTTCATCACATACTACTAAAAAGTCTGTGATACCTCGTCTGCCTTGTACTTCTCTTAGGAAAGGCTCAACTATGTTTCTAAAGTTTGCTCTTGTAAATTCATCATTGAACTCAAAAAGTTGAAATTTAGAAGCTGTTGAGATAGCCTTTTCCAATGTAATGAATAATCTTCTTACATTGATTCTATCAAAAGCACTTGGTGAACTTAATCCAGTTTTATCACCGAAAAGAACTGTACCTTGACCTGGGAAAGTTGACACAGGGTTAACTCTGCTAGGGTAAAGTTGATCTCTTTGGGATTTAGTTGGATTGTATGCTAGTTTAACTGCGCCTCTTACTATACCTCTGTTTAATCCAGCGGGAGAGTACCAAGCGTCAGCAACTAAATCAGTTCTTGCTGCTAATCCAGCAATATCACCATTTAATGGAACAAATCTGTAAACATCATTGTATCTGTCATAACAATATTTGTATCCACTATCAAATACAACATATGAACTTGATCTAATACTATCAAAGAAACCGATAACATTAGTAGTTTGTGTATTTGAGTTAGTGATATTAACTACATCTGCTCTTTGTGGTGAAGCAAAAACGATTGCATCTTTTCTATTCTCTGCAAGAGTGATTAGATTATCAACATGCGTTGAACTTCCACTTGGGCCTGTAATTATTAAACCTACATCAACTGTTTCAGCGTCTGAAAACTTTTCATAAGCTGTTTTTAATTGACCAGCAGTCACAGAAGAGCCATCAGCTCCAGCTGTAAGTGATTCAGAAGTTGGTGAAGTCACAGAAGTATAGGTTGTACCTGTTGCTGCTGTTCCCCAATTAGTTCCTGAAGCGTTGTGATCAGTCCAGTAAATGTATTGTGATTTATTTTTGATTACTGTTGGATAGTAGTTTGTGTCTCCTTGCGGAGTTTTTGCGTCAGATGCTTTAGATACTTTAGAAAAAGTTTCAATAACTGCTCCTGGAGTACCTGAAATACCACCGTCTTCATCAATGACTACTACATGGATTTCATCGCCTGAGCCACTTCTATCTGAAGCCCATGCTGATGTTCCTGGAGCGCCATCTACTGAATCGTAATACTTCCATCTTCTTTTTATTCTTGCGTCATCTGCAATAGCCGTTTGAACACCACCAGCTCCTCTAGGGTGTTGTACTAAAGTTATTGAAGTCGCAGCTACTGCTGTCAATCTATACTTTTCGCCAGAAGTAAAATCTACTCCTCCGCCAGTTGTAGAGAACTCAATAATGTCACCTACATTTAAATATGTAGTTGCATCTGAATCCATAGTGATTGATGTATCGCCAACAGCGACATCAGCTTGATCTATTTGTTCTGCAGTTGTTGTTGTAGCTTCGTAAGCTGCTGCTGATGGACAAGTTGCAACTTGTAGGTTATTACCCCAACTTCCACCACTTTTTGCTGTGAAAGTTATTGCGGTTGCTTGACCAGAAGCATAGTTATTTTCGTAGTCGTCATCATTTTTGATTAAAATACTTGAACCTGAAGTATTTGCATTCGTTAATGATGTATTTTGGGCTCGTACTACTCTTAATGCGTTAGAGTACGCCAAGAAGTTAGCAGCTGAAAAAAAATACTCAAAGTTTGTTGAGTCTGGTTTTCCAAATGTTTCTACTAATTCTTGTTCACTAGAAATTGCTACGATTTCGTCAACTGGACCTTTTGCGAATTGACCTGCAAAGGCTCCGATTGATGTTGAGACCGCAGGAATAATTCTACTTAAATCTTTTTCCTGTACGAGAACACCTGGTGATACTTGAAATGCCATAGGTTGTTTCTCCTCTTTAATTAGCTAATTATCATTTTTAATTTATCAAAATCCGTAAGTTTTCTTACGACCATATTCAATTTTATCAGTTGTAGATATTTATAATAACAAAAAATTGTAGTTTTATTGACCCTTTCGGACTGCTGGATACCAACGAGTACCATACTCGTCAATAGTTTCTTCATTGGCTGGGTCACTATTGATACCATCATCTACAAATCCAAATGGTGCCATATCTTGTTCTATAAGATTTTGTTGTTCCATGTACATCTGATTTCGTATATTTGAATCAGATAATTCCTTAAAGTACGGCTGATTAGATAACCAACCAAATATGACTAAACACATGACTAAATCGTCATTACAGCCTTCTTCAGCCATCCAACTATTACCCTTACGACTAAATGTTGATACTTCTTCTATTATAGAGAAGTCATTGACTTGTATCTTATCACCCTCTATAAGCGTCTTAAAATTCGCACAACCAACCTTTTTTATCTGTTTTGTCATACGAACTCCTAATGATGTACCTCTACCTGAGAACATCGCTCCAAGTATTTGACCAGCTCTACCCTTTTGAGTAGTCATCAATATATTAGGATATTCTAACTCGTAATGCATCGCCTCTGATATAGATTGACCTAGATCATTGACTTCAATTAGTGTATGTGCTTCATTGTATGCTATTGCTGTTTGTGCTATTATGTTTGGAAAGACAAATGGTTTGACTTCATTATTTTTGTAAGTACACACTACTTCATATGGAATCTTTTTACTGTCATCTTTTGTGACATCTATAATTATAAACGCAGAGTAATCTCTACCTGTACCTCTGGCGACATCAACACAACAAACATACATACGACCCTTTTCTGGCTTCTTAAACATCTTCAAACCATTCCTAGATTGTATTGGATCAAAATAAGGTAAATTTTTAATCTTCGCTGGTGAGATAAGAGTATCTACTGAACCTAAAAATTCACATTCAAACTCTTGTTGAAATTGTTCCTCACTAGTATTTCTAATGGTCATCTCTTTCCATTTTTCATCTCTACCAGGAACTTCTGACCAATGAACTTCTATTGGTATATAATCATTTCTTTTATTGATAGCATCAATCCATAATTTATAGTATTGATTCATACCATGAGGTGTAGATACAATAATCATCTTTGTCTTTGTACCAGATGAAATTGTAGGATAAACTGAACTAAAAAACATCTCTGCGATATTCGCTGGTACGAAAGCAAACTCATCAAGGAAGATTATATTATAAGAACCTCCCCGAATGGCACTTGAAGATGTGGCAGCGGCGACTATGGTTGATTTGTTTTCTAATTCAATATTACCTTTGTTCCAATTGATTACACCTTGTTGCATCCATTTAGGTAAGTTTTCATAAGCAAGTTGTAGTCTTCCTAATATATCTCTAGCAGTTGTTGATTTGTTAGCAAGTAAAGCGATATTAGAATTAGGATTAAATAAAGCGTAATGTAAAAGATAAGAAATTGTAGTCGTTGACTTACCAGACTGTCTAGGTAATTTACAAATTGTAAATCTGTTATCATGTATAGTCTGTACAATCTTTTTTTGAAAGTCGTACATCTTAAAAGGAACAAGACCCAAATCAAGCGATACAATACGAACATATGTCTCCATAAAGTAAATTGGATCTCCAGCACACTTTTGATATTCTAATATTTGATCTTTAGTAAACTCTTGTGGTGTGTTTACTTTTTTAAGGTTTGGATTACCTAGATATTGGTCTTGTCCACTCATCTGTTATATCCTTTTATCATTTTTTATAATAACCTCAATATGAGTATATCCAAGTTTGTTCGCTTGTGTCACTCTTTGACTACCTTTTAAAACACTATACTCTTTTTCAATATATGGTTGACCTGTTGCACCAAATCTATTCTTTTGTTTAGTATGTTTAAAGACTTCAATTGGATTATCCATAATATCTTTTATATTTTCAACACCGTCTGTTAATTTAGGGTTATACTTTTCGTAATAAGTATTATAAGTTAAATCACTTATCGCTAGTATTGTCTTCTTTTGGTGTGATGTTTTTGCTTTCAATATTTTCATCTTTTTTTAACATCTTTTGTAATTCAGCTGTTGATCCTACAAACAATGCGTTTTGTATTTTTGGATTAACGCCTTTTGGTAATTCTTTTAAATCTTTTAATTTTTTTTGTAGGTCTTGTAGTTTATCTACTGTTTGTCCTACTTGTCCTATAAGTTGACCAGCAACTTCATATGCTCTAGGGTGTTGTCCTTCTTTAGCTATATCTAATATACCTTGAATAGCCTCATTACCTTTATCAATTAAATTGTAATAACTATCTCTACTATAATTGTAATCGTTATCAATATCTTTTTT